TTTAGTATGATACTGATTATGACAGAATTTATAATGATGAATATGATTGGGAGGTGAAAGAGAATGAATAACTATTATATTACGTTTGGCAGTGAGGGACAGCCATTTAAGGGCGGTTGGATAATCATCGAGGCGGAAACAATAGAGCAAGCGTGCAAGATTTTCAGAGCGATGTATCAATACAAGGAAACTAACGATACACTATTAAAATTCTGTTCGATATACACAGAAGAAGCCTTTAAACAAACAGAAATGTATAAAGGCAACGACAATCTCGGCACAGGTTGTCACTGCAAAATCAGTATAAAAAAAGAGACCGTATGAGGTGCAACTCGAAACGGTCAAAACTTAAATACAGATTTAATTATCTGTGTTTGTATTTTAACACATAGAAAGGAAAATGTCAAATGAACATATACGAAATAGACAACGCAATGTTTTCTTTAATTGACGAAGAAACAGGCGAAATAAAGGATTACGAGGCATTTGAAGAACTACAAATGCAGAGAGAAGAAAAAATCGAAAATACAGCGTTATGGTATAAAAATTTGATAGCCGAGAGTAAGGCTATCCGAGAAGAAGAAAAAGCACTTGCGGAACGTCGTAAGTCGTTGGAACACAGAGCTGAAAGTTTGAAGAACTTTGTGAATCAGACGTTGCAAGGTAACAAATTCGCTACTTCAAAAGTGGCGATAAGCTACAGAAAATCAACAGCAGTAGAAGTTGATGACGAATTTATCGACTATGCAATGAAGAACAACAGTGACTTACTGACATATAAGCAACCGGAGCCAAACAAAACAGCTATCAAAGAAATATTGCAGGGCGGTTTTGATATTCCACACGCAAAATTGACCGTGAGAAACAATATGAGCATAAAATAAGGAGTGATACATATGGGAATACCGGTTTTAATTATGGGTGAAAGCGGTAGCGGAAAAAGCGCAAGTATGAGAAATTTTGACTCAGATGATTTGGTAATATTTAATGTGGCAAGTAAACCACTTCCGTTCCGCAAGAAGTTAAATTCAATCAAAAAGGCTACATACAATGTTATTGCCAAAGAATTAAGTAAAAAGCAGTATAAGCGATACGTTATAGACGACAGTCAATATCTGTTGGCGTTCGATTCGTTCAATCGTGCAAAAGAAACAGGCTATGCGAAGTTTACCGATATGGCGGTACGTTTTCAGAAGATGATTACATTCATCATTGAGGGATTGCCCGATGATACAATCGTATATTTTTTGCACCATTGCGAGCAGACCGAAAACGGTAAAATTAAAGCGAAAACAATCGGTAAAATGTTGGACAATCAGTTGACCGTTGAGGGACTGTTTTCAATCGTTTTACTATGTCAAGCTGACGGTCAAAGTCATAGTTTCATAACGCAATCAGACGGACATACAACGTGTAAGTCACCTATGGATATGTTTGATTTAGAGATTGACAATGATTTGAAAGCAGTTGACGAAAGAATAAGAGAATACTATGGACTGAATGAGGAGGAAACAATTAATGAAGAAGATACAGGGATATGATGAAGCACAAGCATACACAGGAGAGAGCAGAACATTGCCGGCAGGTAAATATATCTGTGAAATTAAAGGCGCGAAAGTTGTTAAAACAAGCACCGGTAAGGAACAATTTGTTTTACAATTAGATATTGCAGAGGGCGAGTATAAGGACCATTACAGCAATCTATATGCGGCGAACATTGAAAGAAACGGAACGGACGCAAAGTGGAACAACGGCGGACTGTTTAGACAAGGTTTTGAGGGTAAGCAGTTACCGTTTTTCAAAGGTATGATTACCTGTATTGAAGAAAGCAATGTGGGATATACATGGAATTGGGACGAAAAAACGCTTAAGGGTAAGAAAATCGGTGTATTGTTCGGACGTGAACAATACATGATGAACGATCAAAAAAAATGGGCGACTAAGGCAAGAGCGGTAAGAAGTATCAAAGGATTGGAAATGTCCGAAATTCCACAGGATAAACTACTTGATGGAAGTACATCGGGATTTGATACAAGCGGATTTGATGATGAGGACGAATCGGAAGAAGATTTGCCGTTTTAATATAGGTTAAGGAATGGGTGCTATGGAGAATGAAAACAGAATAACGATACCCGATTTCAGTAAGGACGATTTTTTAATATCATCAAAACCGTTTCAATGGATAATAGACCAAGCTGACGGCAACGAGTTCATCAAAGGTCAGCTTGTGGCGCAAATGGCGGACAAAGCGAAAGAACTTGATGTATCAAACTTTCGGACGCAATTCAAAAACTACGTCAGAGCGCAAAAGGGTCAAAGCATTGTTTACGGCAACGTAATGGAGTTCAGTGGCACTGCAATAATGTGGGATACAGGCGAATGGATAGCAACTGATGACGGAGTGTATAGGTTTAAAGGACAGTTCAGCGAAAAAGTGACGGCGTGTCCACACCCGATATTTATGATAACAAGATATTCAAATGTAGATACTGATGTTGAAAGTGTGCAACTTGTTTACGGCAGACCGGGACGAAATTACAAAACTAAAATCGTCCCACGTTCTGACCTTGCAAGTGCGAATAAAATCGTAAAATTAGCTGAATACGGTGTCGGTGTAACATCGGAAAACGCAAAGGCACTTGTACAGTTTTTAAGTGATTTTGAAAGTATAAATTACGACAAAATAATCGAAAAGAAATCGTGCGATCATATGGGTTGGGTAGGCAGAGGATTTAAAGAATTTGCACCGTATATATCAGATTTGGAGTTTGAGGGACAGGACAGTTTCAGACAGTTATTTAATTCGGTAAGAGAGGTCGGCAGTTATGAAAAATGGCTTAAAACAATCAGAGATTACCGCAAAAACGGTAATATAGTTGTTCGCATGGTTATGGCGGCGAGTTTTGCGAGTGTACTGTTAAAACCGCTTGGAGCATTGCCGTTCTTCGTTCACCTATGGGGCGATACAGAAACGGGTAAATCGGTTGCGCTACTTGCGGCAGTGTCTGTATGGGCTGAGCCGGTTATCGGTAAATATGCCTATACATTCAATTCTACTGATGTAGGTAATGAATTATATGCGGCGTGTTTAAATTCACTGCCGTTATGTATGGACGAATTGCAGATACTGAATAAACGTTCGGATTTTGATGATATAATATATCGTCTGTGCGAGGGTACGGGACGTTTACGCGGTAAAAAAGACGGTGGTATACAAAATATTAAGACGTGGCGAAATTGTATTATAACCACAGGCGAACGCCCGATAACGTCAATGTCATCGGGTGGCGGTGCAGTCAATCGTGTTATTGAAATCGAATGTAACGGCGGTAAGTTCTTCAAAAATCCACGAGAATTTTGCAGAACAATACAATCAAATTACGGTCACGCCGGTAAAGAATTTGTTGATAATTTAACCGGAAATATCGCCGAAGCACGAGCATTGCACGAAAAATACATTAAACTGTTGGAAGATAATACAGAGGCAACGGACAAACAAATTGCGTCAGCGGCGGCATTATTAACCGCTGATGAACTGTCTGAACGTTGGATATTTAATGACGGTGTACGAATCAGTATAGATGATATTAAACCGTATCTACAAACAAAGGATATGTTGAACGTCAACAGACGTGCGTATGATTATCTGCGAGAAGAAATTATCGCAAATCATAGCAATTTCACATCAAACGGCAATGAGTGTTGGGGAATTATTAAAGACGGATACATATATATTTTACGAAACAGATTTAATGCTATGTTGCAAGGCGGCAATTTCAATCCACAGTCAACACTTTCATGGATGGCACGAAACGGCAAACTTGCTAAAACAGACGGTCGTAATCTTGCCGTTAAAGTGCAGATAAACGGTACAAGAATACGTTGTATTTGTCTGTATGAAGATGACGGTGATTTTGTAGAAGAAGATGTTGAAGATGAAGATTTGCCGTTTAATATTTAATATAACTGCCCTAACTGCCCGACAAAACCGACAGAAAACAATATGTATATATTAGAGAATATTTTTCTGAATTATTTATAATTAATATATTTTCAAAAAAATAAAAAATGCAAAAAACGTGTAGGGCGGTAGGGCGATAACGTGAAAATAACGTAATAATGCGGTTTAAAAAGTGTCCTACATTAAATTTTAAAAATTAGGGCGGTAGGGCATATATAAGGAGTTAAGCAATGAAATTATTTGATTATCAAGAAAAAGCACTTGCATTGACGAGTGATAAAGATAATTCGGCATTTTACTATGATATGGGATTAGGTAAGACGTTTATAGGCAGTGAACGATTACGATTATACGGCGAACGTGTAAATATAGTCGTTTGTCAGAAGTCTAAAATCAAAGACTGGTGTGAGCATTTTAAAGAGCATTATACGGATTATGCAGTGTTTGATTTGACGAACAAAAAGGATATGCAGACGTTTATAACGTATCCGATATATAAATGTATCGGTATCATAAATTATGAATTGGCTTACAGACGTGAAGAACTAAGGAAACTAAAGGATTTCACTATGATGTTAGATGAAAGTTCAATGATAAAAAATGAAACTGCAAAACGTACGAAGTTCATATTATCGTTGAAACCGTCACACACAATATTGTTATCCGGTACACCGACAGACGGCAAGTATGAGTTCCTGTATTCGCAATTACGCTTGTTAGGTTGGAAGATTACCAAAACGGCATATTATAACCGATACATAAAAACGGAATTGCGAAGTTACGGCGGTCCAATGTTCAGAGTAGTTACAGGATACAAGAATGTAAGCGAATTAAAGGCAAAACTAAAGGAATACGGAGCGGTATTTGCTAAGGCAGAAGAAGTTATTAAGTTACCTGAAAAGAAGTTTATCAAGGAATATTCGACTGTTTCATCAGACTATAAAAAGTTTATGAAAGACCGAGTAATCAAGATAGACGATAAGGAATTGACAGGCGACAGTACATTGTCAAAAAGACTGTATGCAAGAATGTTATGCAGTGCATATAGCAAAGACAAAATATCGCGATTAATTGATTTAGTTAATTCTACATCTGACAGGGTTATTATATTCTACAATTTCAATACCGAACTTGAAGCATTAAGAAAAGTGTTATTCGATAGACCAATAAGCATAGTAAACGGACAAGCTAAGAATCTAAAGGCATATGAAAATAATGATAATTCGGTTACATTGATACAATATCAAGCCGGAGCTATGGGATTAAATTTGCAAAAGGCGAACAGAATTATATATTTTTCTCTGCCGGAACGTTCGGAACTGTTTGAGCAATCAAAAGCGAGAATATGCCGTATCGGTCAAGAAAAACAATGCTATTATCACATAATGATGTGCCGTAAGAGCGTGGAAGAAAAGATATATGAGTGTCTGTTAATGCGAAAAGATTATACAGACGAATTATTCAGAAAGGAATTTGGCTGATGGCAGAGGAAAAGAATTTTGAAAACCGAGTTAAGCAATGGCTTAGAAGTAAAGGCTGTTATGTGGTTAAATATTATGGTTGCGGAGGTACAAGAGCGGGCGTTCCCGATTTGCTTGTATGTGCAAATGGTAAATTTATCGGTGTTGAGATTAAAGCCGAACACGGTAAGTTGGCACCGTTGCAACGTAGCCATTTAGATAAAATATTAACTTCCGGCGGGGCGGTCACATTCCTTAGACCGTCTGAATTTGACGGATTTAAAAAGTTCATTGAGGAAGTGCTGAATGATGATTGATAAAGCTACAAGAAATAGGCTGAAAGCTAAAGCAAACGAATTGTCGGATATATGTGTAACAGACGGTGAAAAGTTTGCAAAATGCTATGACGATATGTATAACAGTGGTGAATTTAATTGCGGGGAATGTTTCATCATAGCACGATTAGCTGATTTATATACTGCAATAAAACAGGGTATTATTGATAAAAATGACGGTGCTAAACAGCAAAGTGAAATATTTAAGGTGATTGAATTGGAGGAACAAGAATGAATTTGATAAAGTGGATTAAGAGAAAAAGCATATTAAAAAAACGTATCATTTTTTTGAAAAACAGTTGAAAAACGCAATGGATACAAATAATCTTAATTTTCATGAAGGCGAGATTTATGGAGCATTACATTTAGCCTATGATTTAGGAATAATAGACAATGAGGGGTATTCGGGTGTAACAAATGAAGTTTCGGCACTTTTGCTTAAACAATACGACAAAATTGGGAACGCTCAAAAAAGACAAAACATCAAAGAATACGAAGGACTAAAGACGAAAAATAAAAATGAAAATTTTTATGCCGTTTTGAATGTAAATGATAGGTGCATGGATTTTGATTGTCGATGTAATCATGTGAAATTCATGGATGTTTTTGCGGTTTTTCAAGAACATACAAACGAAAATGATGTGACACTGGCGATAATTCCGAAAGAAAATATACTTTTTATCGCAACGGAGTAGGTTCATATATGGAAGCGGTTAGAGAATGTAATAATTCTTTAAGAAAAGAAAATAAGGACACAGAAGTAGCAGAATAAAGAGGAATAATAGTTGAAAATCAAGGGGTGAAGTAATTATGTTAGTTCCTGCAATCCTATATAAGGAGCAAATTTCAAAAGAGTTTCAAAGAAAATTTTACACGGAAGATATGTTTTTGGAAACGGGAAGTCTTTATCAATGGTCGCCAGAGATATTAGATAATCCTGCTGACGGTCAATTTGATTATGCGATTATACATAATAATAAATTAATCGGTTATTTATCATACAGAGTAGATTACTACTGTTCAAAGGTGTACAATTTTGGGCTTATGTCTTTCGATAAAGAAAATTTTGTTGTTGGCAAGGACGTGCTTGATAAAATGAAAGAACTTGTCGCGCTATACCACAGAGTTGAATGGAGAATGATTTGTGGAAATCCGGTTGAACGGAGCTATGACAGATTTTGCAAAAAACATAATGGCAAAAAGCATATTTTAAAAGATGCGATAAAAGATAAATATGGTAATTATCGTGATGACGTTATTTATGAAATTGTTGGAGGTACACAAAAATGTTAACCCAAAAATATAAAAACGGATTTATAACGCTAAATGCGGAAAAGTTTTCGCCTGTGACACAAGAAACCATAGACAGAGAAATTAAAAATTTTGAACCGATGAAAAAGGCAATAGAGAAGTTGTATGAGTATGAGCAAAAAGATATTCCGATGAAAATAATTATTGACGAAGAAAGTGGATTGAGTCATTGCCCTAATTGTGGCGATAGTAAATATATACTATTCGGCGATAAACTTTGCGTTGAATGCGGACAAGCATTGGATTGGACTGGAGTGATATGAAATGAGAATAATTACGGACAAAAAAGACCGTTTCGGAAATTTTCCGATATGGTTTAACAGTCACAATTTGCGTGACATAAATGACTATCTGCAAAGTCGGTATGACGGATTCAAATTTGCAATTATAATTGACGCAAGCAAAGGAGAATGTGCACCGTTGGAAAAACCATTGCCGGTATATTTTTTAGATGAAATTGCTGAAGAAGCAGCAGAGTGGGCAGGGAAAAAATTAGTTGATAAAAATTTATAAAAAATATCGGTGAATAAGAAAGTGAGGAACAGTAATGAAAGTAGAATTGAAAATGAACGATAAAAGCGTTCAAGCTGAAATATCGGAAGGACAGCTGAAAGAGTTGGGACTGGTTGAGCAGTTAAAAAAGTTGGGATTGCTTGAGGATAAACCTAAAACTGGCTATGAGAGAGTTAAAAAAGGTGAAATGTATTATGTAATTGATACAGAATACAATAGTATGTTGAAAATTACAGAGTTTAATGACAAAGAGGATGAGCAATGTTATAACACAGGCAATTATTACAATGATAAGATAATTGCCGAGAACAATGCAAGAGCAGACAGATTGCTTCGTCAGCTAAGACAGTGGCAGGCGGCAAATGACAAGTCTATTTCAGAAAAAGATTGGAACGATGAAAGTAAAAAGAAGTGGTTTGTTGCGTATAGTTATGGTGCTGAAAAATTGTACGCAGACTATTATTATATTATGCGATTACCTAATACAATACATTTCGCCACCAAAGAAAAAGCCGAAGAAGCTATTGAAGTATTCAAAGATGAACTGCTATGGTATTTCACCGAGTATGTTCAGAGATTAGATGAGGTGCAGAATGGTTAAAGAACAATTATGTTGGACGTGTCAGAAAGCTTGCGGTGAGTGTTCGTGGAGCAGTTGCTTTCAGCCTGTTGAGTGTTGGACGGCTGAAAAAGTACACCGCAAGACGTACGATTCGTACAAAATTGAAAAGTGTCCGGAGTATGTACCGGATAAGAAAGCATAGGGGGAATTGATTTGACGATTAAAGAATGTAAAGAATGGCTTTCGAGAGCGAGAAAGACGGACGAGGAGATTAACGCATTGATTTTGGAGCAGGAGAGAGCATTGACAAACGCAACAAGCACTGTGGCTCAGTCGGGCAGTGAAAAGGTGCAGACGTCAAACGTGAATACGTCGGAGAATAAGTTTGTAAGCTATGCCGCTTATTCCGAATTGATAGATAAACGCATTGACAGACTGTACGAAATTAAAAAAGAGATTTTGGAAAACGTGAATAAACTCGATGACGCAACACTTCGAACTATATTAATTCTGCGTTATCTCAATTTTCAAACGTGGGAAATGATTGCTTGTAAAATGAATTACGGATACAGACATATTTTGCGTTTACACGGTAACGCACTGATTGAAATTAAGAATGTCATTGAATGTCACATTGAACCTGTGATATAGTGTATAGTAGAACAAGTAACATAAGCGGTGTATCATCGTGAGATGATGGGTGAATATCTCGTGTAATTGGTGGGAATGGAGATATTAAAAAAATTATCAAAAAAAATGTTTAAAGTTGTAATATTATGGGTATATATCATACGAGGTGATGATATATGTCAAAAAAAGAAGAAAATTTATTTTTAGAAAATCAAAAAATCCCAGAAACGTTAGATATGTATTTCAAAAATTACGTACAAAATGGTGATTACGGAATGCTAATAGATATAACAAGGGATTACATAAGCAGAGATACCGATTGTGTAGACATCATTATACACAATTTAAAACTTGAAAAAGAACAAATTGAGATTGATAAAAGAAGTAGAGAAACACAGAACTTCCCGATATCAGTAGGAATTGTAAGTGCTACTTTTACGGCTCTATTATCATTTATCCTTACTTCTGTAACAAAAGAGTGTAATGGTTTAGCAGAATACATTGCATTTTATGGAACAGTAGTAGTGAGTTTTATAGGACTGTATGTATTTTCAAAAAAGATTTTTGATTCTATGCAGGAAGATAAATTACGAGTTTTAAAAAATAGAGAAAAATTAAACTTTTTAGAATTTTGTATTGAAGAATATACTAAAAAGAAACAACAATAATTTAAAACACACCTAATCGGGTGTGTTTTTCTTATGCAATAAAACAGGAGGTGATAAGAGTGACTGAGAAACAGAAGTTGTTTTGTGAGGAATATTTGATTGATTTGAATGCAACGCAAGCGGCGTTAAGAGCGGGGTATTCGGAAAAGACGGCGTATTCGATTGGAAATGAAAACTTGAAGAAACCTGAAATTCAGGAATATATTCAAAAGCGGCTGAAAGAGAAAGAGGACGCTCTTATCGCCAAACAAGACGAGGTGTTAAAGACGTTAACCGCCGTTATGCGACGTGAGAAGTTAGAAACTGTTGTAGTGACGTGCAAAGCACGTAAATCACACTATGACGACAAGGGCAAGAAAGTCACTGACGAGGCGGAGCTACCGATATGTGTTGAAATACCGACAAAGGTGTCGGACGTAAACAAAGCGGCGGAAATGTTGGGTAAATACTACGCATTATTCACAGAGAAATTAAACGTTGACGGTGATATGGATTACAGCATTAAAATTGATTACGGCGGTGAGGACGAATGAACAAAATAACAGTACCGTTCAATCCGATATTTAAGCCTGTACATCAATGTAAAAAGCGTTATGTTGTAATGAAAGGCAGTGCCGGAAGTGGCAAGAGTGTTGATACTGCACAACTGTACATATTGCGTTTAATGCGTGACAAAGGGCGTAATTTGGTATGTGTGCGTAAATCTGATATAACAAATCGTGACAGTACATTTGCCGAGCTTGAATCAGCCATAAACCGTATGGGCGTTGGCAGAGCGTGGAGAGTTACGCAAAGTCCGTTGTCGTTCACCTGTATAAACGGCAACAAGATTATATTTCGTGGTGTAAACGATAACAAGCAACGTGAAAAATTAAAATCAATCACATTTGCAAACGGTAAACTTACGGACGTATGGATTGAAGAGGCTACGGAGCTTGTACAACAGGATTTTGAAATTATAGACGACCGTTTGAGAGGTGAACTTCCCGACGGTCTTTTTTATCAGATAAAATTGACGTTTAACCCTGTATCGTCAAGTCACTGGATAAAGAAAGTGTTTTTCGACATACAGGACGATAACGTCTTAACGCACCAAAGCACATATTTAACAAACCGATTTTGTGACGAGGCATACAGACAACGTATGCTACGTCGTAAAGAGGTTGACCCTGAGGGTTACAGAATTTACGGCTTGGGCGAATGGGGCGAAACAGGCGGATTGATATTCTCAAATTATCGCATTGAAGAATTTGAAACAGATATGAGCCGTTTTGACGCTATGGCGATAGGACAGGACTTCGGATTTAATCACGCAAACGCCATATTAACGTTAGGTTATAAGGACGGTGATATTTACGTTTGTAATGAACTGTATGTACACGAAATGGATACGACCGAAATTATCACTAAGGCTGACGGGAAGTTCAGCAAAAGTCTTGCAATGTGGTGCGACAGTGCAGAGCCGGACCGTATAAAAATGTGGCGAAAGGCAGGCTATCGTGCAAGGGCGGTTGTTAAAAATCCGAACAGCATACAATCGCAGATTGACTGGTTAAAAGGCAGAAAGATACATATTCACCCGTCGTGCGTGAACGTGATAAAAGAGATACAGCAATGGCGTTGGCGAGTTGATGAGAAGTTGGACGAGTATACTGATGAACCTGTCAATGTATTTGATGACGCAATGGCGGCACTGAGATACGGCGTTGAGAGTTGGCGCAAGGATAAGAAAGCTAAAATCTATTCAAGAGAGGAGTACGGAATATGATAATTGATGAAGATATAGTCGCAGGCGGTGTGACACCGTTTATCATAACAAAATTGATTGAACGGCACGAGCGAGAGCGACAGAGATACCGATTGTTACACGATTACTATATGGGCGATCACCGCATTTTAAACCGCAGAAAAAGAGGCAAAAACGTGGCAAACAACCGCATAATGTGTAATCACGCAAAGTACATAACGGATATGACACAGAGTTATCTTGTCGGCAATCCTGTAACATACGCAGTATCGGACGAATACGATATTGAGGCAATCAAAAACGAATATTTGGAACAGGATATGCCGAGTGTGGACAGTGAAATCGTAAAAAATATGAGCATTTACGGCAAAGCATATGAACTGATTTATGCAGACGAAAAAAGCAAGCCGAGAAGCGTACGATTGGACCCGGAGCATACATTTGTATGTTACTCACAGTCGGCATTTGAAAAGCCGTTGTTTGCGGTGTATTACTACAAGAAATACGACCTTGACGGCTACTGCACAGGCAGTATTTGTCGCGTGTATGACGAATCGTTTATATATACATACACAGGTCTTGACAGCTATACGGCATTGTCATTGCAAAATGTTGAACCGCATTACTTTTTCGATGTGCCGATTATCGAATACAGAAATAATACGGAAATGCAGGGCGATTTTGAACAGCTTATAACGCAGATTGACGCATACAATGTGTTGATGTCAGATAGAATTAATGACAAAGAGCAATTCGTTAATTCGCTGTTGTTTTTGTGTAACTGCGACCTTGACACCGAACAGGCAAAAAAATTATTGGTAGAACGTATCTTAATGGGTGACGGTGACGCAAAGGCGGAGTATCTGTCAAAGGTGCTGAACGAGGCTGATACAAAGGTGTTGCGTGATGATATTAAGGACGATATACACCGTTTGTCACACGTTCCCGATTTGTCGGACGAAAGTTTCGGCAACAACTTGTCGGGTGTGGCGATAAAGTATAAGCTGTTGGGATTTGAACAGCACGTCAAGAACAAAGAACGTAATTTCGCTAAGACATTGAGAAAACGTTTAGAGATTTACAACAATTTCTTAGTGACATTAAACGCAATGAAAGAAGTGCCGTCGCACAGAGTTGACATTGGATTTACTTATAATCTTCCTGCGAATGAGTTGGAAATTGCACAGATGATTAATTACCTCAAAGGTCTTGCGTCTGACGAAACATTATTAGAGCGTCTGCCGTTTATAACAGACGCAAAGGAAGAAGTTGAAATCGCACGCAGAGAGCAAGCGGAAAAGTCCGCCGAGGATATGCGTATCGCTGAAAGTTCGGCAAGGAAAGTAAACTACAATGAAGAGTAAGGCATATTGGGTAAAACGTGCCGTTGAAGTTGAAACATATTTACAATCGCAAGCGGACAGCGTTAAGGACGGTGTAATCAAGGCATATGAGCGAGCAATCAAGAATGTAAACAATGACATTGAGAAAACATTTAAAGCCTATATTTCAACTGATATACCCGAAAAAGAGGCACGTCGGCTGATGAGCATAGCCGACAGCGATAAGCAGTACGAAGAACTGCTTGAACTGTACGACGAAACAGACGACAAGACGGTCAAAAAAGAAATTCTAAACCGCATAAATGCACAGGCATACGGTGCGAGAATTAGCCGATTAGAGGGACTGAAACGTAATGTATATATTTACTTTAGGCACGTTGCAAACGAGGCTATAAAGGAGCAAAAGAAACTGTATGACAGTGCGGTAAAGACGGCGTATTATACGAATATTTTTGATACCGCACAAGGTTTAAACTGCGGTATTGATTTTCCACTTGTACCGCAAAAGGCGGTTAATAAAGTGTTAAGTGAGCCGTGGCACGGTCACAACTACAGCGAGAGAGTGTGGATACATAACGACAGATTTATACAGGCAGTCGGACAGACGATTGAGGACGGTATAATCAGCGGTCACAGCGTAAGCCGTATGACCGACAAGCTGATTGATTACGTCAAAGATACTGCACCGGGTGGAATACGAACATCAGCCGAAACACTTGTGCGAAGTGAAACGGCTCATTTTATGAACCAAGGTCAAAAGATGGCGTATGAGGAAATAGGTATAAAACAGTATCGTTTTGTTGCGGCACTGTCTGAATTGACGTGTGACAGGTGCGGAAGTCTTGACGGTAGCGTGTTTGATACGGATAAAGCCGTTGAGGGCGAAAACTTCCCGCCGATACACCCGCGCTGTCGTTGTGTTACGGTTATGGCAGACGTGAATTTGTCAACTCGTATCGCCCGTGACCCGCTTACTGGCGAAAATTACAAGGTTGACGGAAGTATGACGTTTGACGAATGGAAAAACAGTTTGTCGGACGAACAGAAAAATGCGTTAAAATATGTTGCAAATAGTGAAAAACGTGGTATAATAAAAGCAAGGAGTGGTTCGGTTGCACTTGAAAACCAAAGATATGGAAGAAATAAAGTTACACTTGTGAATAAAACTTATATTGAAAGCGGAGAATATAAACGTAAGTTTGATAATATAAGTGAAAATAAAGCGGTTAATAAAACATTATACGATTGTGCAAAAGCGGCGTTAAAGCACAGAAGCGGCACAAAGTTTGAAGATATGTATTGGATTGACGGTAATACGGGTGAAATTATAGCAAGCGCACTTAATGAAAAAGAAACAAGCGGTGTTGCTAAGTCTAAACGTCGGAATAAGGTTTTGGCACGATATGGAAATATTTATGCCATACATTCCCACCCTGCAAGTATGCCGCCGAGTGCAACAGATTTTAATTGTTTCTTTGAACAGGGATATAGTAAAGCTTTTGTTGCTTGTCACGACGGAACTTTGTATTCGTATACTTCGGAACAGGAAGTTTCTATAGAGTTATATAATCTATACGTAAGCAAGTTTGCAAGTAATGGTTATTCTGAAAAAGAAGCACAGTTAAAAGCATTAGCGAAATTAAAAGAAAATCATAAAATAGATTTTTGGGAGGTGGTTTAAATGCCTAATTTTCTTATAGATGACAGACCTGTTGACTTATCACAATTTGAGGGATTTACAAGTGAAGATATAGACGAAACAATAATGTATTTGGAAGAACAGGAAAGATTAAGGATTGAACGAAGTAGACATCAGACAAAATCAGAACAAGTTGAGGACTTAAAACGTTGTGAATGCGAGTATAAGACATATATAGATAATATTCGCAAGAAAAGACTTTTGAAAACAGGATAAATATAAAGCACGTTGTTAGACGTGCTTTTTTGATACATTGAAAGGCGGTGATAGTGTGAGCATAGGCACAACATACACATAGAAGAAAGGAATGGTGATCCGATTATCTCCCTGTTAGACGTGGGGTTATACGTCTTATTTTTATACAATTTTTTCAGAAAGGAATGATTTGAATGGCAGATACAGCAGAGCAAACAGAAAATCAAGAGCAAGAGAAGTCCACAGAGCAGAAGTCCACAGAGCAGAAGTCAACCGAACAAAAAGACGGCGACAATCAAAAGGCGATTGATGACGCAGTAGCGGCGGCAAAAGAGAAGTGGGAAAAGGAAGTTGAAGAAAAATTAAAAAAAGCCGAAGAAGAGGGCATGAGAAAAGCCAAGTTGACAAACGAACAAAGAAAAAAAGAGGACGACGACAAGGAAAGGGCAGAATTTGAAAAAGCAAAGGCAGAGTTTGAACGTGAAAAAATCGTTGCATATGCCGAAACAGAACTTGCCAAAGTCGGACTGTCTGCCGAGATTGCAAAGTACATTGTAGCAGAGGATAAGGATAGCACAAAGGCGGTTATCGACAAGATAAAAGAAAGCTACGACAAAGATGTACAAGCAGGTGTTACCGAGCGTTTAAAGGGCAAAACACCGAATTTAAACGGTGGCAGTGGCGGTCACAACACAGGCAGTTTTATGGACATAATCAGAGAAAATCAAAGATAGGAGTGAAGTGTAAATGGGTTATTTAAAAAATGAATTGACAGGCTTTGTACCTGTCGAACAAGCAACAGACATCATCAAAATGGTGACAAGGGGTTCAAGTGTTTTAAGAATGGCGAAAGTCGAGGAAATGAAACACGAGAAAAAGAAGTTTAACGTACTTACGGACGGTCCGGGTGCTTACTGGGTCGGTGAGGGTGAAAGAATTAAGACAAGCGGTGCTACTTGGATTCACCCTGAAATCGAGGCTAAGAAGTTAGCCGTTATTATTCCGGTAACAAAAGAAAAGTTGGAAGATACGACTATCAGCGTATTTGAAGAACTAAAGCCAGAAATCGCAGAGGCATTCTACAGAGCGATTGACGCGGCGTGCATTTTCGGTACAAATTCACCGTTCAAGACAAACATTATGAACGCTATCGACAGTAAGCATATGGTTGTTACAGACAACGCAAATATTGATATTGCTATGTCTGACGCAATGTCGATGATTGAAGAAAACGGCTATGACCCGTCGGGATTTATCGGTCGTATCGGTGTTAAGAATATGCTGAGAAAATTGCGTGACGCAAACGGCGCACCTGCATATGTCAACGGTACAACAGGCGGTGAGCTGTACGGTCAGCCTATCGAATTTGTACGTAACGGTGCGTGGGACAATAAACGTGCCGATATTATCACAGGTAACTTCAAGTATGCCGTTGTCGGTATGCGTGCAGGTATCAACTATGAAATTCTTACAGAGGCAACACTACAAGGCACTCTTGACAGTGACGGTAAACCGCTATCACTTGCCGAGCAAGATATGGTTGCAATCAAGGCTACTATGCGTTTAGGTTTCCTTGTTGTCAAGGACGACGCATTTGCCGCATTTAAGAACGGTGTTCCGACACTCGGCGAATTGACAGTTGAATCGGTTGCCGGCACAACAGGCAACACCGTTATTACGGTATCGCCAAAGCCTATCGGCGGTCACAAGTTGGTTTACAAGACTGCCGCAAGCACCGCTCCAAGCGTTGCATATGACGACGATTTGTCGAAGTGGACAGAGTTTAACAACGGTGACGAAATCACTGCGACAAACGGTCACAAGATTACAGTTGCGGAAGTTACCGCAGACGGCAAGGCGAGAAAGTCGGGCAGTGCCGACGTTGTAAGCGGTGAATAATATGGAACAGTTGGGGACACTAAAAATGTTGTTGGGAATTAAGGACGACGAGCAAGACAGCTTGTTGTCCTTTTTGATTGAGGACACGGTTAATATGATTATGGCGTATTGTCATATTGATGTACTGCCTCGTCAGCTTGAAAGCCTTGTTCCGAAGATTGCGGCGGATATGTACAGGGCGAAAGGTTACGGGGACAGTAAAAGTCCCGAAGTAGTCAAGAGCATAAGTGAGGGCGAACGTTCCGTGACATATACCGAAACCGACAACGATAAGATTTTCAGCAACTATTATAAACGCCTTGACCCGTTCCGTAAACGAAAGGGGCGTGTTCCGAGTGACATCAGTATTCAGTGATTTTTACGATAAAACTGTTATAATCGCAGAATATGAAATTGACGACTATACAGGTAAAACCGAAAAGACTGTATTGTCCGAAATTAAAGCCGATGTACAACCGTACAGCGGTGGCAGAGCAAGAGAGCAATACGGTTTAGATATAGAATGTCAAATGCGTATGTTCTGCGATATGTCAGACGACGTAAAGGTCGGTAACAGGGTTGAATATGACGGCGACATATATGATATAACATATGTGCAGAAATGGGACAGCGGTTTGGTAGCAATGCTCGAAAGGAGTAGGCTGAAATGAATTTTTCAATCGAGGGGATAGACAATGTTGTTGACAAGCTGACACAGTATGCGTCGGGCGATAAAATACAGCGAGGTTTGGCAATGGCGGGTGAAGTCGTAAGAGCGCACGCAGTGGCAAACTGTCCTGTTGCAACAGGACGTTTAAAGGGCAGTATCGTAAGCCAAGTGGACGGCGACAGTGTTGCAATCGGTCCGACTGCCGATTACGGTATTTATGTCGAATTCGGCACAGGCTCAAAGGGCGACAAATCTGTTTCGCATACGTCCAAAAGGCACTGGACGTATTACAGTGGCGGTCGATTTTACACAACGTCGGGGCAAGCACCACAGCCGTTCCTCGTACCTGCACTGAAAAATAACATCAGCGAGATAATCGCAAAATTCAAGGAGGGATACGGTGTTTGATATTGGTTTGGAATTACGGGATATTTTAAAGCAAATAGACGGTGTAAGTGTATGCTTTGCTTATCCCGATAATTTTAATAAATTGCCCGCAATAGCATATTACACGCTAACGGACAAAGGCTCAATGTCATATGACAATACGGTCGTTACGAATGATACGACTGTTCAGATTGATATTTACGCTGATTATCCGCAAACGTGTTTTGAATTGTCGGAGAGGGTATATAAATTGTTGACTGATAATGAATATTATCACGAAATGACAATGGACGTACCCAATCCTGACGACAAGAGTATAAAACACAAAACAATGAGATTTACGAAAGTAGTAGAAAGGAATGATTGATTTATGGCAAATACAGAGAAAAGAAAACCACTACCTACAATAGGTGTGGACAAGTACACATTTTTCGCAGTTTTAACAGACACATCAGAGGGTGCAACATATGGTGATCCGTATAATTTAAGAGGTACAGTCGAAATTGCACCGACAGACGCAGGCGGCAGTGATGTTTTTGACGCTGATAACGGTGCGTATGAAACATCAAACTACATTGAAAAATTAGGTCACGACATCACAAATGCCGATATTCCGCCGGAAGTTGATTCAATGTGGCGTGGACTGACACAAAAAGACGGCGTTGTTGAGGTGGGCAACGATACAAAAACCGTTTATTTCGGTGTTGCGTGGAGAATTATGAAGTCTGACGGCTCATATCGTTATGTGAGATATTACAAGGGTTCGTACAGCTTTGCGTCAAATGTCGGAGGCAAAACAAAAGCGTCAAGCGGTGCGCCTGAAAAGCAAACTGCAAAGGCTACATACACAGCCGTACAACGTGATTTTGACAACAACTATTACGCATACTTTGACGAAAGCGATTTGCCGGAAGGTGTCACAAAGACAGAACTTGAGGAAAACTGGTTTAAGGATATGAACTACTATCCAGTGAAGAAAGCACTTTAAGACAAGGCACGCCGAAAGGCGTGCTTTTTTCGTATAGAGAGGAGCGAGTAACAATGCAAAGAGTATTAACATTTGTACACAACAAAAAGAAGTATGTATCAAAACCGTGGTGTTTCGGTGCGGCAACGTTGGTTGAAAAAGAATACATGGACGTTGCAGAGGGTGAAAAAGTAACGGCTACGTCGGTATGTGCAGATGCCGTTGACTATCTGTTTGAGGGTACAGAGGCGACACAAGATATTTTAGACACGGCTGTTTCAGCAAAAATGAGAATGTGTCGTGAAGTTATGAAATGGTTTATGGACGATTTTACGGGAAAAAACGAGGAAAGCCTGCCGGAGCAGGCAACCGAAAAGGAAGATTAAGCGATTTATATGGGACAATGCTGAAATATCACGGTATATTGCCGAATGATTTGGCAAAACAAGACCCAAGATTATTACTTGCAGTTATAATCGAGGACGAGGAAGAAGAATATACGGGAAATGACCCGTATTTAAAAATGTTTTATGGAATGTAGTGAGGTGATTTGTAGTGGCTGACGCGGCGGAATTAGTAGTAAGAATAAGAGGTGACGCGTCCGACTTAGAGGCGACAATAAGCAGTGTTGAAAGTGAATTGTCAAAATTGGAGCAGACGCAAAGCAAAAATAATAATACAAGTACAAAAGGTCTTACGGCATATAAAAAGCAAATGCAGGACGCACAAGCAACCGTCAAAAAAGCAACGGAGCAATACGAGGAATACGAGAAAGGCTTAAAAGCCGCTGAACGTGCAGATGAGGCGCAGAACCTACAGAATACAGGTAAGCGGTGGAAAGAAGTCGGTGAGGGTATAGATACTGTAACTAAACCGTTACAGTATGCGGCGACTGCACTTGCCGCGGGCGGTGTTGCGAGTGCCAAGTTTGCGATAGATTTTGAGGATAGTTTTGCCGGAGTTAAAAAGACGGTTGACGCTACACCGGAACAGTTAGCCAAAATAAAGCAAGGCATTATTGATTTGTCAACAACAGGTATTGACGGCAGAGGCGCGATACCACAAACAACGACTGAACTAAACGAACTTGCGGCGGCGGGCGGTCAGTTAGGCATATCCCAAGAAAATATCGTCGACTTTACGGAAGTAATGGCACAAATGGGTTCAGCAACAAACCTTGTCGGCGAAGAGGGTGCCGCAACACTGGCACGTTTTCAGAATGTTATGGGTGTCGGTCAAAACGAAATCCGTAATATCGGCAGTGCAATCGTTGATTTGGGTAACCACAGTGCGACAACAGAATCGGAAATCGCGGAAATGGCATTGCGTATGGGTAAATACGGTTCATCTGTACGAATGTCAGCGGCGGACGTGTTGGGTTATTCTGCCGCATTGTCCTCATTGGGAATTGAGGCACAAATGGGCGGTAGTGCGATAGGTCGTACGTGGCTGTCCATAGAAACAGCCGTTGCAAGCGGCGGAGAGGGTTTGACGAAATTCGCAAAGTACAGCGGTAAGAGTGCGGAAGAATTTAAAGAGCAGTGGAATACTGACAGCTCCGGTGCATTTAACGGACTATTAAAAGGCTTGCAGTCTGCCGAGAACCTAACTGTTGCGTTAGATGATTTAGGCATAAACAATACACAGGATATACAGGCTATGATGGCATTAGTCAACGGTTATGATTTAGTAACCGAGAGTGTCAATCGTTCAAACACCGCATACCAAGAAAATACGGCACTACAAGAAGAATTTAACGCAAAGAATGAAACGACCGCATCAAAATTGGCGAACACAAAAAACAATATTATTGAAGCGGCGAGAAGTATCGGCGAAACAATGTTGCCGTCAATACAAGACGCAAGCACCACAGTAGCCGATTTTGCAAAAGGATTGTCGCAAATGTCAGACGAACAAAAACGTGCTGTTGTTAATACCGGTGCTACGGTCATTGCTTTAGGTGCATTGTCAAAAGTCGGTGTCGGAGTGATTAAGGGTGCAGGCGATTTTGTTGAGGGATTAGGAGTAATCAGCGATAAATTGCCTATTATAGCAGACGCAACGTCAGCGATAAAAGTATCGACTGCGGGGTTAGGCAGTTCATTTTCTGCATTAGCGCCGATATTCGGTGCAGTATTAGCGCCTGCGGCGGTTGTTGCAGGGTATAAGGTTGTTGCCGACCACGTTACAGAGGCTATTGAAAACAACGCAAAATTGGGTCAAAGCTACAAGGAATTATATTCTCAGTGGCAAGACGCAGACAACCAAGTTTCGCATTTGGAAAATCTGCGAAGTGAATACGAAAAACTAAACGAATCAATCAACAGCGGTACATTAAATCCCGAAGAACTTGAAAGCGCCAAGAACCGCATAAATGATATTATGCAGGAAATCAAGGCGACTACAAATGATGATACCATAAAATTAATGATTGATACGGGCGAATTTGACACCGCACTTGCAATGGCGGTTTCAAACGCCAAAGACAGTGCGAATGAAATCAAAGACGCATTGGATTTAACATCAGGTAAAAAGGCACAAAAAGCAGTTTCAGAGGGGTACGACGCACTTCAAAAAGGTAGTTCTTATGGTGCTGATTATAAAAACCAACAAGAAGAAATGCGTGGGTGGTTGCAACAAGCAACAGACTACAAGACGCAGTATAAAGCAATAGTTGATGAAATGAACGCCGCATATAAAGACGGAAGTTCCGAGAGAATAAAGGCGGCGGCATTAGAAAGACAATCATTTATAAATGGTTTAAAAGACAGTGATTTTACTAAGGCATATGAAAAATTTACAGGAAGTACGTTTAAATTCGGTGATGTAGACGAAGTAATACAAGAAATACAAAATGTATCAAATGCGTATCGTGAAATAAGTGATAACATTGAAAGCATGGACGAACGAGCCAAGAACGGCAGAGAATCACTACAAGCTATGGCAGAAGTCGCAACAACGGACGCTATGAATTTAAACGGCTTTAAGGATATGCAGGAAGTCTTTGAAAGCGGCGGTAATGCTGTAGATTTAGTATGCAAACAAATCAAATCAACTATGACTGATTTGGGGTTTGAAAATCAAGACATTGCCGCACAAATAGCGCTGTTTAAAAACGGTTTTCAAGACCTACAAGGTGCAATTAATAATAACGCATTAGACGCTGTTGTAAATGATTTTGTCAAACAAGGTAAAGAAATCGGACTAACGTCAGAGGAAATAGTCACGAAAGCCGCATTAATGAAAAACGGTTTTTCTGATATTCAACAGGCTGTAGCGTCGGGTGATGTAAGTGGTTTAGTGAAAGACCTATCAAGTTTAGGTGGCGATTTGGGACTAAGCACAGAGCAAGTTGACGCATTGGCGCACAGTTTGGGATTATTGCCTGAGGATAAACATATTGAAATTGACGCAAGCGGTGATGTGTCTGCAATCGAGAACGCAAAAAATGCTGTCGAGGAAATAAATAACGCAGGCAATGTACAATTACAAGTCAGTGCCGAGGGCGATATTTCTGTATTAGATACGGCTGATTCAAAGCTACAGGAATTAATCAATAACAACCAAGTTACCATAACATTTAATGTAGATACAGGCGGTTTTGATATTAACGATTTGAATGGTAATAAGTTGGGTGAAATCACTGCAACGGGTAAAGTTATATGGACTAACGACAGCACAGAACCCGACAACTATACGGCACCACCCAAAGAGGGCAATGTTACATTTAAGAAGAATAGTGCAGAACCTGACGGCTATCAACCCGAAGACAAATTTGCGACAGTCCATTATACTGTTTCTGTTGAGGGTTCGTCTATAGAGGGACTAAGCGATAAAAGTGCTCCTGCGGCACGTTTTGGCAGTACGGGAACGTTCGTCAAAAAGAAAGTCGCAAAAGGTACGCAGAACTTTGAGGGCGGTTTGGCAATGGTTAATGATGAAAAGGGTATATCTGACCCACGAGAATTAATCGTTGACAAAGGACGTGCATTTATACCGCAGGGCAAGGACGTAGTATTGCCGTTGTCAAAGGGTGCGAAGGTGTACACAGCGTCACAAACCAAGGCGATAATGAACGGTATGGGTATACCGCATTACGCAACAGGAAAAGACAATTCAGACGCGTTTACATCAGCCAAGGACGATTGGACACATTACACCAAAACGCACGCAGTAACGACCGCACAAGAACTTGAGAAGTGGTTAGAATTTCAAGAGAAATTCAAGTCGAATGACAAGGATATTGCCGATATTGAGGAACAGATATTCTCTATTATGCAGAAACAGACGAAAGAGTACAACGAACAGTCAAAGGCGTACCTCGAAAAGCACAGTGCTATAAACGATTGGGGCGACAACGGCGACAATCCTATCGACGCTTTCAAACGTATAAAAGACAGAAATTATCAAGACTTACAAGACGCAAAAATCACTTGGGATGATTATGTTGACAACGTGTCGGACGCAGGCGAAACGCTTTATGACGATATGAAAAGTTACTCTGACAGTTGGCTTGAACATCAGCAGAAGTATCACAATATGTCGATAGACGACTACATTGCAGGTATCGACAGAGAGGCGGAACGTCTTGAAGAATTTTATGCGAATGACGTTATCAATTATCAAAAATATGTCGAAGAAAAGCAAGCACTTGAAGAAAAGCGTTTCGACGCAGTGGCTCAAAAGAACGCTGACGAGTATTCGGCGTGGCAAAAAGACGCAGACGCATGGCAAGAGTTAAGAAGCACGTATGATGATTGGGATAAGTATGGTGACAGTGAGGAAGATTTTCTAAAACGCAAGATTGACCGAGTAAAAGAGTTTTACAATGCAGGTAAAATCAGTTTTGAGGAATTTATTGACGATACGAACAAGTACAGTATGGAACTGTACAAGTCACAATCAAGTGCGGTTGATGAACTGCTCCAAAAGCAACAAGACTATATTTCAAATATCAAAGACGAATTTTCAAAGCAAGAGCAAGAACTTCGTGACAGTTGGGACGTAGCAGATCGCAAAACAGATATGTCAGAGGTGCAGGCACAACTTGATGTGTACGCAAATTCAGTTACTGATAAGGGGCAACAGAAGTACAAAGAGTTGCAGGAACAAATGAAACAGTTGCAACGTGATGAAGAATTGTACCAACTACAGAAAAAGAATAATGCCACTATTGAAAGTCTTGAGGCTGAATACAAGCAAATGGAGGACGGCAAGAAAAACATTCTTACAGGATTGCAAAATGCCGACATCAACATATCTGCATATGTAGCAACGATAACCGATAAGGTTTCGGCGACAGGCGGTAATATAGAAAGTTTGCTAAGTCGAATGCTTGACAAATTCGATAGTTTCAAAATTGAAAATAATTCAATGAGCGACAACAGGAAGATCATAAATAACTTCATGCAAATGACACCGGAAGAAAAACAAGATGCATTGAACAAATACGTAGGATTATAGGAGGAAAGATATGCGTAACGGTTTTGAATTTAACGGCAAAAATACAACGGAATTTAAGCGAGTGACGGTCAGAACAAAAGACCGTCCCATATTTCCACAGGTAAAGGAATTTACCGAAAATGTCAATGAAGCAGACGGTGAATATGATTTTACAGACGTGTCGGGTCACGAATATTTCAATACACGAAAATTTCAGATTGATTTTAACATCGGTGCGGACAGTACCGAAGAATTAAATAAAAAGCTAACCGCTATAAGCCGTTGGTTTAAGGGCAAAGGCACGCTTATTTTTAACGATATGCCGTTTGTTAAATGGAATGTAAGAGTAATAGACGATGTGTCATATATGCCCGAAAACAGTGGTAAGAAAGCCGTTCTTTCGGTAACATACAAGGCAAAGCCTTTTTCCGAGTTGATATTTGACGCACTGAACGGACCTTGTCTTGACACCGATATTTCACTTGATACCGAAATTCCGATAGGTCAAGATGAATATTTAACATTAAACGGTAATGGCACATACAAAAACATACCGAATATCGGTGATGTACACGTCAAACCTATTATAACCGTAACAGGTGCAACAAGCCCTTTCACAATAGGAAATAACGGCAAAAATATCACTGTTAAGCATACTGGCGATATTGTTATTGACTGCGAAAAAGAGATAGCTTACAGCGGAAATACAAGCCTTATGACGGATATATCGGGCGATTTCTTTGAACTTGTCCCGGGATTGGATAACACGATAACGGTAACAGGCGGCGGTGTCGTGCAGATAAATTACACGCCTAAATTTTTGTACGACGTAGATTTTGATAATATGAAATGGAGCGAATAATATGGCTTTTAAATTACACGAATGGAACGAAACAGACTTCACAGGCGGTTGCCTTGCGTATCTTAACAAAGCGTATGAAGTGGCGGTGTTCGAGGGATTGCAGGAAACGCACACAGTTTCTTTTAAATACCCTATGAAAGACGAAAAATCGGAGCTTATAAAAGAAAATCGTATAGTATCGGTTGAAGGACAAGCATACCGTATTACATTTGTAAAGCGAGATTACAGCGGTTCAAGAATTATGACGGTGAAAGCTAACCGAATATTCTATGATGACGCACTTCATCATCACTTGCCGACAATCGGCAACGATACGGACGTGACAAAATCAACAATAGGTGTTGACCCGTACGACGTTATAAAACTTGCGATAGCCGATACAAAGTTTGAGCTTATACCCGACAGTGAACTTAAAGAAATGGGTATGACGAGAATAGGAGCAGACGGTGTTAAAATCGACTTTTACCCGACCGATAAGATAAATACATATGATGTTATACAAAACGTCATAGAGGCTTACGGCAGGGGCGAAATATACTATGATAATTACCGATTTGCGGTTGTGGAGCGTATCGGTAAGGATAACGGCGTGAGAATGTCAATAAAAAAGAATATGACAAGTCTTTCTGTCGAGAGAAACACGCAAGAGCTGACGACAAGACTGTATATGTACGGCAAGGACGATTTGACGATTTCATCTGTAAACGGCGGTAAGCCGTACATTGACAGTAAAGAGGGTATCGAGAAGTACGGTATTCGTGAGGCGTACCGAGATTATAGCGATTATGATGACCCCGAAAAGCTAAAGGCGTTTGGTGAGTGGGACTTAAAGGGCGAGGGTAACGATTTTAGACTTGACCGCCCTCAACTGACAATCACGGGTGACGTGGTTGATTTGAATAAACTTGCCGAGTACGGTGATTTTTATAAAATTGCGTTGGGCGATACAGTACACGTTTTTGAAGATAATATCGAACATAAACAGCGAATTGTATCAATGACGTATTACCCATACAGCGCAAAACAGCCGTCAGTAACAATCGGTCAGCCTACATTGGCTAATGCGTATTACCGCGCGTGGTATATGGGAAAGCTGATAAAAACTATTCAGAAAAATTCGGGCAGAGCGAATAAGCTGAAAACAAGCTATTTTCACGGTACGGTGAACAGTACCCAAAACCCCGTTGAATCAGATAACAAAAAACTGCTGTTAGACGGTGATTTGCTATATATCGAAGATAATAAGGGCAGACGAAGAATAAACCTCGGAAATATGGACGGTGCGTTCGTTTTTCAGATATTCAATCAGTTGTCGGAGAAAACCATTGAAATGGACGATGACGGTAATGTAACGATAACGGGTATATTTGCGACGGGTACAGATACAGAAGCAAGAACTGTTATAGACAAAAACGGTATCCAAAGTTACGACGCTGACGGTAAAAGATACGGTTTGTGGTGTAACGAACCTACCAATAAAGACCAAAGGTATGCTGATTTTAAGTTATATTATGGTGGAAAAGAAGTTTTTCAAGTGTATAACGGTATCAGTGAAACATCTATAAGATTACAAGGAAGTAATATTTTATATGGTGGAAACGGTGCGACACACGGCGTAGGAAAATGGGTATTTGAACAGGGAGCAAGCGGAACATTTCAAACAGCAGACGGAAAAACGGTAACTGTTTCGGGCGGTCTTATAACAAGTATTTCATAAAAGATATTTACAAAATTATTCCTTTGTGGTACAATTTAGGCATCACAAAGGAGGTATTTCTATGAAAGGGAATATGAAAAGTTTTATATGCGGTATGCTCGTTATGGGTGTTATATCGTGCGCGGGAGCGTATGCGACTGATGTATGGCAAAATATAAATGTTTTACCGAACACAATAAAGGTTGTTGTAGACGGCAAAGAAGTACAAGCCGATAATTTCTTGTACAATGATACAACATACTTGCCGATAAGGGCAGTAAGTGAAGCATTGGGAAAAGACGTACAGTATGATAACCAAACAAGCACCGCCACAATATCAGAAAAGAAAGAAGATGATAATATGGCAGTTACAAGTAAATACACGCCACCGGCAGAATATATAAACGATTCTGATTATATAATGCAAAAGGACGGCGTATATTACGCATTATTAAATTTTGTATGGGATATGGTGCAAGACGCAGATTGCAAGGCTGAATATGAACATGATACAAAAATGATTAAAATATTAAAAGATAAAAAAGAAATATATTCGTGTCAAGCCATTTTGGTAGAGGATAGAAGTGTTATTCCGTACGACCAATTTGTCGACGAGATAGAGCCATTGTTGAAATAAGAAAGGGGATTTACAATGATATGGCAACAAGAAGTGTTGGATAAAATAGTATCGAAAATTAAGCCATTTTCGGATTCAGCTAAAAAGTACAAAGCCAATGAAGAAGAAAAGCTTTTTATAGAAAATCTTGCAAGAGAAATGCTTAATAAAAATGCTTTACAACATTTGAAAATTGACAGACGTTCAAACGGATTGTTAAATTTTAAATATAAGAATATGCAGATTGGACGGATAAATTTAAGGTCTAAGCCGACACAGTTACAAATCATATCGCAGTATGATGTGCGTTGGTTAGAAGGACTTTCTGTAAGGGAATGTATAAGAAAAATTCCAGAGTGGATGGAATACTTAGATTATTTGATGAATAAATAGCTTTAATAAAAAAGGCACTTCGATATTATCGAAGTGCCTTTTAAAGTGGTATTTAACCACGTGAATAATATTCACGTGGTTTGAAATATGGATTTAATTATCTTCATTAGGAGCATTTTCTTTTTCTACGATATCCTTTGAAGCAAGAATTCGGTATACATGTGACAAGATTTCTTCTTGTTCTTCGTATGATAATCTTTCGAGCAATAATGCAATCATATTACCAGGATCATCTAAATATTGACGTATTTGATAGTCAATTTTTGAAGAACGGGTTTTTGGCTCTCGTATAGGTGATGAACTATTACGACCAAGCAGAGCGTCGACAGAAACATCGAAATAATCGGCAATTTGAGATATGGTTTCAGCTTTAGGAATTTGTGTTCCATTGCAATATCGAGACATAGATGCGGAAGTAATGCCTAAATCTTTTGCAAGTTTAAGCTGAGATATTTGGCGTTGAGATAATAGTATTTTTAAATTGTGTGCTAAATCAGACATTAAAATACACCTCCTTTGTAAATTCATTATAATATGTGTAATAAAAAAATGCAATACAAATTACACTTTTGATAACATAATTTCAAAAAATATAATTTTATACTTGACATATTACATCACACGTAATATAATAAATTACAGAACGGAGGTGAGTATATGAGTTATACAACAAAGAATTTGCAAAAATATCGCATGGAGCAAGGATTGTCGCTTTCTGAATTGTCATATAAGGCACAAGTGACGGCAAATCAAATATCGCTACTTGAAAAGCAAAAAATTAAAAGACCACAAGCCGCAACCATACGAAAGCTTGCAGAGGCATTAGGCAAACCAATTACGGATTTCATTGAAAAGGAGGAAAACTAAGAATGAACAAGTTGCAAAAATTTACGGACGAAGAATTTGGCGAGATTAGAACAGTCACTATTGACGGAGAGCCATATTTTGTAGGCAAAGATGTAGCGGAGGCTTTAGGCTACGCAAAGCCGACAGACGCAGTTAGAAAGAGAGTAGAAGATGAAGACAGAGGTGTCTCCAAAATGGAGACCCCCTCAGGATTTCAAGATTTAGTGGTGATTAACGAAAGTGGTTTATATGCTCTCATATTCGGTAGCAAACTTGAAAGTGCAAGAAAATTTAAACATTGGGTAACATCAGAAGTTCTTCCGAGTATTCGACAAACGGGCAAGTATGAAATGCCTACATATCTTAACCCTGCGTCAGCAGGTGGCGTTGCAAGTTTGATTAATACCTTTGCAAGAGGTCTAAAGGAGCAAGGGTGTACTCCCGAAGTTGTTGCTACTCAAATTGAGCGTATAGGCAGACAGTGCGGTGTTGATGTGATTGAAAATTATGTGTTGCCAAATCCATATAAGCAAATGTCATTGTTGGAGGCAACAGAACAATGAAAAAAAGAAAACAAAAAAATAGAATGTTGTCACGACTACCAATCAACACAACATTCTAAACCAAACTCCGAAAGGAATTTATATATACATTATATCATAACCTTTCGGATAAATCAAGTATAAAGAAAGGATAATGAATATGACAAATCAATTAATACCGATTGAAATGAATAATCAGAGAATTTTAACAACACAACAACTTGCGGCGGTTTATGAAACAGATACAAACAATATTAAAAACAACTTCGCAAATCATAAAGACCATTTTGTTGAGGGCGTACATTATTATCTCTTAAAAGGCGAGGAATTAAGAGCTTTTAAGCGCGAGGTCAATAATATTGACCTCGTGAAAACGAATGTAAATCAGCTATACCTTTGGACAGAACGCGGAGCAAATCGTCATTGCAAAATTCTTGACACCGACAAGGCGTGGGAGCAATTCGACAACTTGGAAGAAACATATTTTCGAGTAAAAGAACAGCGCCCTGCTTGCATTGAAGATGTTCTTATACAGAGCTTGCAAGAGATGAAAGAAGTAAAGCAACAAATACAGGCAACCAACAAACGCCTTGACGGTATTTCGGACATTGTAGCTCTTGACACACATTCGTGGCGTGAGGACGCAAGAAGATTAATCGTTAAGATTGCGCAGGCTATCGGCGGAAATGAATACATAAAAGACGTTAACGCGGAAGTGTTTAGACTTGTGGAGCTTAGAGGTGCAACACGACTAAGCATAAGGCTTACAAATATGCGTAGACGTATGGCAGACAATGGTGTTTGCAAATCAAAACGCGATAGACTAAACAAAGTTGATGTAATCGCAGAAGATAAGAAACTTATTGAGATTTACGTTGCAATCGTCAAAGAAATGGCTATTAAATATGGCGTGGATACGGTTGCATAAGAAAGGGGTTAAAATTATGTTAAGACACAAATTTATGAATGAGAGAACAGTTACCTTTGATGACAAGGTATATAACGATTTAGAGTTACTTGCGGATGTTACAGGCAGAACTCGTGAAGAACTTATACATAAGGCGGCAATAAACTTGATCGAGGAAAATAAAGAGTATTTTACCGAGTATATCCTTGTAGATTATTTGGGGGACTTCTTGGACGGCAATGCGGAGAAGGAGAGTTGCAAGGTTGCAGGTGTTAAGGTCGATTTGGGATATGACGAAGATGATAATTATACGATGTATTTCAGCGTGAAAGATACCAACGGAAAAACGATTGAAGAAGAGTATCGTGATTATGACGATATAGACGCTTTAATTGATTTTCTACGTCAATTATCTTATAAAATTGACCGCGATAGCGAAGATGTGAAGAACTACCTTAAGCAAAGAATGGACTACCGTTAAAACGGCGTAGGAGGAAATTGTGATGAAAAGTGAATTGATAAATCAAATTTATGCAGACGTTTCACAGAGCGAGGAATATCAAAAATCAGAAGAAATGAAACAGTTAACTAAAATACAAGATGAGCAGGAGAAAGCCATAAGAAAGACCGTAGGGGATAGAATGTATATAAACAATATTGATGGATTTGTTTCAGCGTCGGAGGCTGGTTGTGAACGTTACGGTTTTATTTTGGGTTTTAAATATGCAATGCGACTTATGCAAGAATGTTTCAATCCAACAGGACAGAATATATAAATATTAAGCACCTTTCGGGGTGCTTTTTCTATGCAAAAAAAGAGGTGACACAATGTACAGACGAATACCACCATAGCACGCTTACGGCGTGTTTTTTTAATACCAAAATCCCAATCAATTACGATTTAGAAAGGAATGATAAAATGAAATTAAATTTTAATTTTAGCGGAAAAACGCTGTTAAAGGATTGGTGGAAAATTGTTCGTGATAATTTCACGACAATTCAAACCGACCACAACACACTGTCTGACAAATTGGACACAGAAATAACGCAACGCACCAACGCTGATGTAGGTTTGGCGAACCAAATCGCCGCCGAAAAAACGGCGAGGGAAAGTGCGGATAGTTCGTTAAGCAGTCGCATAAGTAACGAAGTGACAATACGACAGGCGGCGGATAATGAACTGCAACGTAATATTGACAGTGAAATCACCGAAAGGCAGACGGCAGACAGCAAAAAGGCTGACAAAACAGAGTTGTACGGCACTGATGAAACAACAAAGCATACTGTTACATATTCATTGACTGCGGCGGATATGGCTGTCAGTATCGACGCAGGACACAGTACAGGCACAGTTACAGTAGCGGGTAACACGGTTAAATCAAAAATCCTGTTAGACGGTTATTCAATACAGGCGGCGGATTTATCAGCAACGTTCGGCTGTGGGAAAGGTGAGGACGGCGACAAATATATTTGTATATATTATTCACCCGAAACAGGTACGCTGACAATGACGGTTGAAGATGTTGAAACGTCACCGGAAGAGGGAACTATCGCATTAATGACGGTAGGATATAACACCGCAACAGTAACAACAATGTACAACAGGGCGCAAACGTTTACAGGTATCAACAATTTGAACGGACTAAAAACCAATAATAAAAATTCGTTTTTAGAGGCGGTCAATGAAATTGCAACAAAACTGACAACTGAAATTTCGGACAGAATGGACGAAAACGATTCACTGTCGGACAGGATAAATACCGAAACCGGAGAACGACAGGCGGCGGATATGCAGTTGAGTGCACGTATTAACGCAATAGGCAACAAAGCACCGCAGAACCACGCAAGCACGGGTACAACATACGGTGTGGGTGACGCAACCAATTACGGACATTTGAAATTGTCGGACAGTGTAAGTTCAAGTAATTCAACAGGTAACGGTTGTGCGGCTACACCCAAAGCCACCAAGACTGCCTATGACAAAGCGGTTGAGGCATACGAGTTGGCAGACGGCAAATTAGACGCTAATTTTGTATCTAATGACTATGCAGGTATTGATGAAGTCACAACAACGCTGAGCGATATGTGGGGTGACAGGGTAGCACCGCCGACAACAATTACAATATCAAGTAGTACATCAAAACATATGCTAACAGCTGATTATTACTGTAGTGGCACAAACGACCAAACAGTGATTAATAATGCTATATCAGCATTGCCGTCAACTGGCGGCAAAATTGTATTATTAGAGGGTACATATAACATCAGCGGTCAGATAAACGTAAACAAACCGAATGTTACTATTTGCGGTATGGGTAACAGCACCGTTTTGGAATGTAAACAGGGCATATGGGGCATTGCCGCAACGCAAACTAATTTTACTATCGCCAATTTAAAAATGACATTTGACACCTACAATGGCAATGGTACATCAATCTGTATTTATGCGTCCGGCAGTCGTTGCAAATTTGAAAATTTGGATTTGTCTAACGCCGTATATGGTATAAACTGTGGCGGTGGATATTCGATTATTCATAAAGTGACTGCCACAGTTAACAGGACAAACATTCATTTAGGTTCCGGACATAATGTTGTTTCGGACTGTTACAGTGAAAATGCCAAAGAAACAGGTATTCGTGTTGAGGGTGAATACAACATTGTAACAGGTTGTCATATATCCGACAATGCAACATACGGAATTTTGGTTACAGGCGGCGGCAAAAACAAAATCGCAGGCAATATTATTAAACGTGATAGCTACAGTGATTCGCAATATTCAATATACGTGACATCATCAACATACAATAGTTGTTCCGACAACATTATGATAGGTAAAAACTATACAAACGCAGGCGGAACGACAAACACGTTTGACAGTAATAAATATTAATGGGGTGAAAATATGCGATATAGATTTGACGGAAACAGATTGCAGTTAATCAAATATGAAATAACTGCAAAGAACATAATAACAGGAACAGACGACACTGTCATAGAGCAAACCGACACGCATACGGCGTGTACGGATAGTGAACGTGACGAACTGTTACAACGTTATCCAACAGCAACAGTAACCACCGTAGATAATACAGGTTACGAATGGTTAGACGGAATGCAATTTACACAGGAACAGTTGGCGGACGGTGAGTTGGAACGGGCGGTTGAAATGGGCGAAACCGCCTACAATGAAATGAAAAACGCACCGTCGCAAGATGAAATTAATGCAATGCTGATGTTGAAGATTGCAGAAATGGAGGTAGCAATCACAAATGAAAAAGTATCTGATTAAAATTTATTACAAAAAGGGCATTTACAAAGATAAGGATTTAAACACATTTGTAAATGCCAAATTTATCACAGAAGACGACAAAAAAGAAATTATGGAGGGCTGATATGGAGGCAGAAAACGAAAAAGAAGTGTGGGAGCGTCTGACTGCCGTAGAGCAGTCCACCAAGTCGGCACACCACAGAATTGACGGTATCGAAAAACTGACCGAAAGCGTCCACATCATAGCCACGGAAACTAAGGCAATGCGTGAGGACGTAAACGATATTACATCACGGGTAGACGAAATAGAAAAACGGCCTACAAAGCGATACGAAACAGTCGTTACCGCCATTATTACGGCAATAGTGGGCGGTTTGATAGGTTATTTTGTTAAAATGTTAGGATTTTAGTATTTTAGGAGGTACATAAAAATGAAAGAATGGTTTAAATGTGCAGGTATTCGTGCAATAAAAACAGTTGCACAAACAGCAGTTGCCACTATTGGCACTGCTGTTGCATTGGGTGACGTCAACTGGGTAATGGTTGCGTCAGCGGCGGCATTAGCAGGTGTATTGTCGTTATTGACATCAGTTGCAACAGGATTGCCGGAAATGAATAACGAAAAGGGGGAATAAAATATGACGTTACAAGATACCGTTGCACTGATGAACAGTGCGGACTACAAGGAACGTTTCAAGGCGGAATATTATCAGTTGGCGAATCGGTTCAAAGGGTTAAAGAAAATGTTGGAGGAATGGGACAGGGGAAAATTAAAATTTTCCCCAACGTGTCCACGCAGTACATATAACATACAACTAAACGCAATGGCTGACTATTTGGCAATTTTAGAGGCGCGAGCAGTAATGGAAGATATTGAATTGAAAGAGGTGTAATAAAATATGACGGATAAAATTTTTATAAATGCAGTAAAAACATTAATCGCAAACTATTTTAACAACAATGTTGATGTGACAGACGGTAAGAAAATCACCGAAGATGATGTATATATCGTGTGGAGCTGTAAGACGTTGCAGAATTTCAAGGCGTTGGCGTCAACAACCGTATCGGACGGAATGTATTACGAAATTACATACAACGGCGATAAAAACGAGATGTATTTTGACGCATATAAAAAGTGGAAGAATATGACGGTAAGGGAGTGGTGATAATGTCAGCAATAGACAAATTGATAGAAATAGCCAACGCAGAGGTTGGCTATTTGGAAAAGTCAAGTAATTCACAATTAGACAGCAAGACAGCAAATGCCGGTACTGCCAACTATACAAAATATTGGCGTGACATCAAACCCGAATACCAAGGGCAACCGTGGTGTGCGTGTTTCGTGACGTGGTGTTTTGTCAATGCGTTTGGGATAGATAATGCACAAAAATTATTAAAACATTATCCGTATGTGTATTGTCCTACAATGGCGAATTTGTTCACATTAAATGCAAATCCAACAGTGGGCGATATTGTTATATTCAAACACAACGGAACATTTACGCATACGGGAATTGTTACAGGCGTAAACGGCGATTATTTTACGACAATCGAGGGCAACACAAACGGAGGTAGTACCATTATTGCAAATGGCGGCGGTGTTTGCCGAAAAGGTTATTATAACAGTAATTTACCGGGGACAAAATTCTGTACACCCGATTACAGCATAGTTGAAGAAAGCGAGGATTTAACAATGTCACAATATACAGAATTAAAAGAATTAATCGAAAAACAGGCGGCGGAAATTGCCGATTTAAAAAACATCAACAAACAGTTGGTGAATGTAGTTCAAACTACAATGGTATACGATTTCAATGATGACAATATGCCACCGTGGGCGCGTCCTGCGGTGCAGGCGGCTATGGACTGTGGTGCGGTACAAGGTGATGAACAGGGCAGACTGGGTTTGTCCTACAAAGACCTAAGGGCAATTTGTAGGGAATACCGTTGCGGACTGTACAATAAATAGGACATATAAAAATAGGTGGCTACGTGCCACCTATTTTTTTATTTGTTTTCGTTTATGCGGTTTATTGCGTCAATTAGTAATTTTTCAGCCCAAACTGGCGGAGTTCTGTCACCCTTTTCCCAATGGGCGAGAGTGCCTAAAGGGATTTCAAACCGTCTTGATAGTTCAGCTTGCGTCAGACCTGCCGCAAGTCGAGCTTGTTTTATTTTGCAATCCATATATTATCACCTTTTATTCTATATCCCCTGTCATTTGAATGACAGGGGATAAGTTTAA